GGGAGATGCGACGCATCTTGAAATTTGCGACCTATAAATCCAACTAGGTGCATGTGGTATTAACGTACCGCATACAGCTAGTTGACAAATTCAGTCAAATAAAAGATGCGGCGAGGTATAAATACCACTAACAAAAGTTAGTACCTACGGGCCGCCCGTAGGTTTTTGTACAGTCTGCAAAGCGTATTTCGACGCCTATACAAAACAAGAAAACATATATATATATACAATAAATAACAATATGTACAATGTAGCGGTTTAAGCTACTTCATCAATGTATGAATAACATGTAGGAACATTGATGAACCAAAAACATGAGAAATCTTCGCCTGCTGCGACAGATGTTCTCAAAAGACCCTGAGTGTCATTTGAATTATTAAATTGGGTCCAACACTCTAACGCATGGAACAAGCCCTTAGGCTTATTTGTAAGAGTGACATCATTACCAAGATCATGAGTATGACAAAAACGATACTCAGAATAAAAAGGCAACTCATACTCAATACAGCCACCAACGGCTGCATGAACAAGTGCCGAGCCACCCCTACCGTTGTCCGTAGTATTCCTAAATTGACGCGCAAGAACTGTGTCAATCTTATTACTATAGACTTGGAACTCATCAATCTGCTGATCAGCAGTGATGGCATTGGAGTAACGAGACACATTAAGAACTGTGCGCTCGTCAAGACCAACGTGATGGACTTTCCTACGAATTCCACCTCTCCAACCGAGATAACACGGAGTGATCCAATTCAAATAAGTCATATGAACAAAGTTATAAGGGCTACCAGTTCCTGACAAACGAGATACATCAGCGTAACCTCTTAAATCAGGAAAGTTCCTAGCAAATTGCCTAAAATAAATCAAAGGCAATGCTCCACCAGGAACATCATAGATGTCATGGAAAACATAACGCTTCATCAAAGAACGTAACGAAGTGACTTTCTCACCCATATACACATAAAGTGTATCATCACTGGGTGAAATAGCAGTTCCACCAACATCATTGATGTGTTCGACACCAGCTGCTGGAACATTATCTGCTTTAGCAGACATGCCTGTATCTGTAACTTCATTCTCAGAGGCAACAACCTCAGAACCAGCTTCTGGGGTAATAGCCTCGGAACGACCAGCCACAAAAGGTGCCCAAGTCAATTGCTCCAAACGCCCACCAGTAGGGTTGGCGAATTCCAGATCAGGTCCAGCTCGCGCAAAAACATTAATTTGGATAGGAGCGCGAACAGTGCTATTGGGTGTTGTAAGTTCATTCAGTACAGAAACTTGCAACATACCATTAGTCCTGTCAGCAAGAGGTAACAAATTACCAGCATTAAACAACCTATTGACAGTCAATCCCTGCATTACTGGGACAGTACGCCAAGCTTCAGGTTGACACCAATTAATTGTCATCTCGAAATCTCTTTCCTCAGCCAAATCGATAATCCTATTATAAGCAACATTATATTCAGTAGAACTGAACAAACCAGTTGCATAAGGATCATACGTAACTCTAATACGACCTTTATGGAAATTAGAAGCAACAATCTGAAAGCGAAGGATAATACTACCGCGCCAATGTTCAAACATTTGTGAGACCATTGTCATGGGTATCATCGCAGCTCTTCCTGTATTTGTACCCCACACTCCAGTGGAACGAAACAAAACAGGTGAGACGTTCATAGAAAACAGAACATCTTCAGAATCATCGTCTTCTTCCCAATCAAAGGAAGTGACCAAACTCTCATGCTGTAAAACATGTGCAAAAGACATCTGGTCAACAGAATCAAGACCCACTGTGCGTGGATCAATAGTAAGTTCTTGCTTAGTGTCAAGTGATAATTTGACAATATGCTCATCAGCATCCACATTACACATCACACCACCTTGAATAAGTTTGGTAGGCATGATATTAGAAACGATCGGTGGGCGAGAATAACCAAAAATACGGGCTATATTTGCAACACCATCGAGTGCAATCTTGGAGGCTAAGGCATAAGAGCCAATACCAGGAACATTTGTTAAAGCTCCAGCTGCCTTGGCCATGATGGAGGCGGGTTTAGAAATAATTCCTTTCCCATACTCGTCTCCTTTACCATTACTGGCCATTTTCATAGAACCAGACTCAGGCCGTATAAGGCTAAGATCTGCTTCAAGTGAAAACTCGTCACCTTCCTCAAGAGGATCAAGTTCGAGCAGAGCCAAAGCAGTTTTGAACTCAAGTCTAGCATTTATATAGCGTGAGACTGCATGATTATACTTCTTACGAAGTTTCTTCAGCCTCTGCTTTTCAGCAAGCATGAGTTCTTCCATCACAAGAAATTCCTTACCACTTTCTGGCTGAACTGAACCAACAGGATTAACTGTAGGAATAGTCAATTCAACATTTTTCATACAAGCAAAAATTACAATATTAACGGCACCAGTGCCGCTATTAGCTTGTCTTAGTGGATTAATTTCTGTGATAGAAAGAGTACCAAGCTTCCCATAATCTCGTTCGGTGAGATTCATCCAATTCTTGGGCCAAAAGTAAGGCACGCAAAGAGAACCACCCGTAGAGGTGGTTGGATCCAAAAACACATGAGGTCTCTGGGATGCTTGAATATTGTACAATGGATCACCAGGATCCGTATCAAACTTCCGAAAAAGCTTGAGCGGATTGTAGGCAGCCAAAGCACGACCATAATAAAACCCGTTTCCGTTGATCATGATACTTATCTCCAAATCTCCTCGCAACAAA